GGGCTTGGTTTTGCTTAGTCCTCAAGAGATGATGGATAAACTCGATAAAGAATATCCAAACGTAGCAACTGTTTTATTGCAGATGAATGACCTCGAAAGAATTGTCTATCTCGCAAAGGTAGAGTTGATTGAAAGCATGAAGATGTGGAACGAACCACCTAAGAAAAGAAAAGGATAGATAATGGCTAAGAAGAAAAAGTCCACTGAGATTGTAGAACTACCAAGTGAGTTTTATTCTCGCATGGAGAACAAGCGTGGAGATTATGAGGACAGAGCAAAGCTTATTGCAAAGCTGACGTTGCCTTATTTGATTCGTGAAGATAGTGACAGCGGTACTACTGCAATGAAGGATTCAAACAATCAGAGTTATGGTGGTCGTTTGATTAACACGCTGAAGGCAAAGATGGGGATGGCTTTACTTCCTCCTGCAACGTCAAGCTTTCGATATGTACCCAAACCTGAAGAACTGGTAGCATTGACAAAAGGTAACAAGAACAACAATGCCAAGGTGTATCAGGTTCTTTCGACAAATGTAAATACAGTGAACAAAGAGATTGAGCTTCAGCAGATTCGTAATAGTCTGTTTGATATGATTGCTCAACTATTAGTTGTTGGGTCTGTCGTTGTTGAGAAGAAGGAATCCAAAGGTATGGTAATCCATCCGCTGTTATCGTTCACAGTTGAGCTGGATGCACAAGGTAAACCATTCACTATTTGTATCATCGAGAAGACTCTGACATTGCCTGATGGTGTAGAGATTGCTGATAATAAAAAGATGCCAGCAGACGGTTGGGAACTTTATACGATGTGTGTTAAAGACAAGACTGTTCCTAAAGGTGATGGTGGATGGATTGTTATTCAAGAGATTGAAGGTAATCAGGTTGGTACAGAACAGAAGTATGCAAGTGATATTGATTTGCCATTCCGTTATCTTGGTTGGACTTGGATGACCGGTGATTATTGTCACAGACCGTATGCTGAAGATTACTATAAAGACTTAGAGCAACTGGATAACTTGGCGAAGCTATTGACACAGGGTTCTGTTATCGCAGCCAAGATGCTATTGTTTGTAAATGAACGTGGTGGTCGTACTCGTAAAGATGAGGTAGCTGAATCTGCAAATGGAGATGTTATTGACGGTTCTGCTGATGATGTTACTACCTTGAAGACTGAGAAGAACTTTGACTTTCAGATGCCAATGGAACGTGAGCAATCATTGAAGAAAGAGTTGTCGTCAGCGTTCTTGATGAATGAGTCAGTGACAAGAGATGCAGAGCGTGTAACAGCAGCAGAGATTTCTTATATGGCTCAACAACTTGAGAGTTCTACACTTGCAGGAGTCTATTCAAAGATGGCTAATGATTGGTCAAAATGGATGGTGCACCAAGTTATGTTAGAATTAGGAATCAAGTTTGAATCAATTGAAGTAGAAATACTGACCGGATTGGATGCACTTGGACGTTCTCAAGAAGCACAAAAGTTGGACAATGTTATGCAGAGAGCAGAGGCTTTAGGTATCAGACATTGGTTCAATGACGATGAGTTAGTTAATCGTTACACTTCATTCGAGAGCGTGGATACTACTAACTTGGTTAAGACTCCTGATGAAGTAGCTACAGAGATGGCGAAACAACAGGCAGCAGCAGCAGAACAGGCTGGAGCAGAAGCAGCAGCTACGGCAGGAGGACAGGCACTTGGAACACAAGCAGCAGGTCAACCGGCACAATAAAAGGATAAGACATGGCAGCAAAGAGTAAAGCACTAATTGAAATGGAAGCAAGAGTCAAAGAGTTGGAAGCAAAGATTTCTGAACAAGACGAGATGAAAAAGTTATCAGAGAAAGAACAGGCTTTAGAGAAGCAACTGTTGGTTCAAGATAAAGAAGATGCTCAGAAGGAAGTTGTTGATTTGAAACAGTCAGTGAAGCTATCCAAAGAAGCTGAGGTTCGTTTACTTGATGAGCTTGAGAACATGGAGCAGCCTGTCGTTGTTGACGGTAAAGTCCAAGCAGCAGGTTGTGTTATCTTTACTGGTAATGAGTACACTGAAGACCTGAAGCGTAGAGGCATTAAAGTTGTTTCACGTTTCGACATTGAGACACTTCGTACATTCATTAATAGTGACTGGTCTCCATCTATGGTTATGGATAAGTTTGGTCTTTCAGAGGCTCAGTTACAGTCGTATGTTTGGAAGCTTTCAGAGATGGAACTTCGTGGAGACAGTCCGATTAAGTTGAACTTTAAGCGTGATACATTTGGTAGAGAAGGATAAGAGATGGCAGAAGAAGTAGTTAATACAGAGACACCAACAGAAGTAGTTGATGGCGGTAATTTGCCATCGGAGAATGTTCCTGCTGATTATTCAGGGTTTGACTTGAACGATGATGTCAAAGGTAAATTCAAAGACGGTAAACTCAATGGTAGATTTGGTTCTCTCAATGAGGTCTTGGATAAACTTAAAGAGGCAGAGGATTTCAGAGCAAATACAATTCGTGACCAAAAGACTATTGATGACAATACTGTTGTTGAAGGTCAGAAGAAAGTTGATGAAGCTGCTACAGTTCAGAAACAAGATGCAGTTGTTAAAGAGTTGATACCGGCTTTCCTTGAGAATGGAATGGTGTTGACTCCTGAGATGGAAGCCAAAGCAACAGAAGCAGGAATCGATATCCGTGACCTGAAACTTGGAGCTATTGATTTCCGTGACAGAACAAACTCTGCTCATGCATTGACCGGTGGTAAAGAAAACTATGATGCTATGATTGAATATAGTCGTGGTGTTCTTACTCCTGCTCAACAGGCTTCGTTTGATAAAGACTTGGCTACTGGTATGGGTGAATATGCAATCAAAGGTCTTTATGCTGACTTTAAAGCAGCGGATGAGAGTGGTGAAGTTGGTCGTATTGAAGGAAATGTTGCATTCACTGGTGTTAAACCATATGAAAACAGACGAGACCTTTATAAGGACAAAGACTACATTGAAAGCCCTGCTGGACGTAGAGATGCTGCTGCACAGAAGATGTACAGAGCACGTTTAGGCAAGACTAATGATTCGGTTATTTACGGTAGACAGTAAACTCTACTTGACTTTCTTTTAAAATCATTGCTATAATTCAGTAATGGTTAGTTGGGCTTATCGCCTGACTTATATAACATCCTCCAAAACTTTCCTTTTTAGGTCAGTCCTTGAAGATTGTGCATACTAGGCAACCCACAACCTAAAAACACAAAACAAAAGGACATATCATGGCATATGATGGTAACACAACCCCAAACATCGGTACTGACACTGGTAACGATTTAACAAGAGACATAACACTAGACGTACTACAGGCATTTGAACGTAAAGTTCGCTTCATGGATTATCTCCGTATGGATACAATTCCCGAAGGTTCAGCAGCAGGTTCTTTCGTAATCGAAGGTAAAGAAGACCGTGATGATGGAGCACTTACAGAATATCAAGCTGGTACTCGTGTAAATGTTTCTAATGGTACTCAAGACGAAATCATCGTTCCACTTGACCGTCCTCAGTATGAGTCTCGTAGAATTGATAAATGGAAACAAGCCGTAGCACGTTACGATACAGTCGCAATGAATGTTCGTCAGCTTGGTACACGTTTGGCTAATGCTATTGACCGTAAACTTTCAGCAGGTGTTTATGCATCTTCTCAAGCAACTGGTCTTGTAGCAAACGGTGACGGTAGGACTGTTCTCAATACAGGTATCGTTCTTCCAATGACTGACCCTGAAGCAACTGGTAAAGCATTTGCACAGGCAATCTACGCAGCAGTAGCAGTAATGGCAGAGAATGATGTAGATGAGCGTGTAATGGTAGCTTGTTCACCAACTCTATACAGTTCACTTCCACAAGCGTTAATCACTGTTTCTAGTGACTACACAAATGGAAATGGTGGATATGACACTGGTGAAATCAAGATGGTCGGTGGTGCTGATGTTTTCAAAACCAACAACCTTCCTGTAACAACTGGTCTTGTCGCTCTTGCGTTTACGTCTGAAGCAGCAGGTATGGCTAAGTTATGGGATATTCAGATTGATATCAATGAGCAGCCTGAGTACCTTAACGCTAAGCTTATCAACGCATACTTCTCGAATGGTGTAAAAGCTCTTCGTCCTCAGTGTGCTGTTGCAATCACAAACGTTTAAACAACTGGGAGCTTCGGCTCTCTACTAAGAAAGGATACATAATGGCAGTAGTAGATTGCGATACATTATTGACGACAGGCATTACAGCCTTTGAGACAGGTTCGACAAATCTCCCTATGGGTAAAAACCCTGAAGGCGAAGTGATTGTTCTTGTTGAAGAAGGTTCTATTGAAGTTCAAGTTATGGGAGCTGATGCAGTGTATCAGGAAATCGTAGCTTATGAGCGTTATGGAAACACAGGTATGAGTAAATATTCTCGTGCTATCTTTCCATCTGACCCAAATATTTTTGAGGCAGGTTGGTCTGAGTGGCTTAAAATAGGCTAGACTTTATCGAACCCCTCTTGGAATGCAGATTTGTGTTCGGGGGTTCTATTAAATTCTAAGGAGTATATGATGGCTGATGAATATTTTGATTCGGAAAAGGCTCTATTGGATAGTGTCAATATCCTGTTGGAAAGTATCAATGAATTACCGATTGAGACTGAGGAAGATTATGAACTTGTAATCGAAGCTCGTCAAGCTCGTAATAAGATTATCGAAGTTAAACGTGCTGTCTTGTCAGAGAAGTGGGATTTCAACCAAGATAAGAATTGGATTATGTCTCCTACACTCGAAGGCTTTATTCCTGTTCCTGCAAACATGCTTGACGTTACAGCAGACAGGGGTGACATCATCTCTCGAAACTGGAGACTGTATTCACGAGAGAATCAATCACATGTATTTACCGAAGAGGTTAAAGTTGATGTTGTTTGGGATTTAGATTTCAATTCAATTACTGCACCACTACGTCACTATATTACAATTAGAGCAGCTCGTATATTTGCATCCAAGACCATCGGTGACAAGAATGAGTTTGCGTTTAATTCAGAAGACGAAGAGGATGCTAGACTATCTGCTCGAAGAAGTGAAAGCAGAACCGGTCAATACAATATGCTCAACTCAACATATGGTATAAATAATCTTGCAAGGTTGAACTAATGGGAACATCATCTTTGGTTACAAATCGTAAAGGTTCTCTACATGGTGGTGTGAACCAACAAGCACCTGAGTATCGTTTAGGAAACCAAGTTGAAGAGATGGTCAACTGTCTACCAACCATCAATGAGGGGTTGAGACTTCGTAATCCAACAAGAGATGTTCAACTGTATCATCCTGATGGAAGCCCTGCAAGAGTAATGAATGGAGATGTTTTCACTGATGCTTTTGTTTATGAGCACGATAGAGGAAATACAGGATTCAAGAATTACTCAAAACTAGTCTTTATGATTACAGCAGAACATGGATTAGAAGTTATTGACCTTACTGTTACATCTATAATCGATGGTGATGATACAACACTTTCAGGAACTCTGTATTCCGAGGGGTTTGGATTAATATATCCTCCTGATGAGACAGGTGGGACTAACCCTGCAAGAGAGTATGTTGAGTCATTCATTGGACGCAATGGTTATTCAATGACAACTGTTAAAGACACTACTTTTATTGTAAATAAGTCTGTTTCTCCGAAGATGACTCCATCAACATTAGACCCTGATAACCCAACTATTGATTACGGTAATGTAACGATAGACTACAACTCAGTAGGCGGTCTTAACCC